TAAGAATTCCAGAATAACCTGCATAATGATCCTAAAGAGTCTTCTCTCTTGGAAAAATTCTCATCATATTTTTTTACTTTAACTAAATAATTTGGGAGATTTATCTTTGTCTGTTTAAATTCCTCTTTTAATCCTTGATATGAATATTTATCATATATATGATCATAAAAAAAAGTATCTCCAAAGTAGATGTTTTTCACAGTGTTGTTATCTGAAATAACACTCAATCTATCATTAATCTCCTCAGATATTTCATATAAACTTTTTTTTATGCTCATTGCACCACTTTTGAATATTTTTTCACTAGTTATAAACATAAATGTTCTCCATTTTTGGACATTTTTAGATATCCCAAATAAGGCAAAATTTTCAGGCATTGATTCTATTCTATCTTTTAAAAGTGAAATGTACAAATCTTTGTCATCCACTTGTCTCTCTAAGTATAATAAAGGATTGTTTTTTAATCTATTATCTCCTTCTAAACTAATAATATTATCTAGATTTTCTTTTAAGTATCTTTCTCCTTTTTTTAATGATAACTTAATGCTTAAACTTGAGATACCTTCATTTGAAACCTCGAAATTTTCATCAGTAAAAGTATAAATTAAGGCTTTTCTATAATTTTCATCCATTTTAAATGTTAAATACTCATTAAATGACATAGGAAAAATACCACAACATATAATTGGACATAATTGAAAATATCCTAAAGTAGTTAATTTGTTAACTTTTATAGAAGGAAAGTATTTTTCAGAAAAGAAATTCATATGTCCTAATCCTAAGGTTCTATAATTACTTCTCATACAAAAGTAAGAAATCCAATAAGCTGTTTTTAAATGAAGTCCCCTTTCAACCATATTTTTTAAGACTGCATACAAACCTTCAGAATAATTTCTAGGATTAGATGTCACTGGAGTTTGAAACAAACTATAAGCATTTTTTAGTAGGACTTTTACTAATCTCTTTCCAACAAAAAATTCTGAGTTGAATTCATACAAATTTCTGAATGTAGAAGTGCTTTTTTCATATGAACTTGAAGCTCCTATTCCATTAGTACAAATTTCTCCTATATACATTGTTTCTTTCAAAATCTTTTTTAGAGTTTTCCTTAATTGAATCTTGAAATCTCTTTCTTTTTCAATATCAATATCATTTTTATTGTATCCCACAACTATTGTTTTCTTTCTTCCAACATCATCAGAGCTGACTTGAGAATCTTGTATCACTCTTACTCGCAGATTTTTCCAGTCATAAGACATTTTCATAATATAAATGTAACTACAATCTTCCTCAATTAATTGAGTAAAAGCATGCAATAAAGAAGATAAGTAGTGTTGAATTC